GCCCCGCCTTCTGAAAAGCTGATGCGCCGGGTAATGTCAAAGAAACCATCGCCCACAGGGGTATGGTTTAGGAGCTTGGGCTTGATTTTTACCGTTATCGTTCCAGTGTAGTTCATGATTTATGAGGGCCTTGCATATCCGGCTGAGCGCAGAGCGCGCGTTTGCGCCTCTGCTACCTTCTTGGCTAGTCTATCAATATCTCCGGCGTTAGAGACGCTTGGGTTGTTGATTACTACAGATGCGTTGACGGTCTGGCCGCCGCCCACGGGGGTAACACCCTGTGGCCCACGCATCTTGTGGTTTGGGATAATGCTGCCGCCGAGGCCGCCAGGGACCAGAAGCTCTGGGCCGCGCTCTCCGACCATATACCCAACGTTAGGCCGAACGGCACCACCAAAGGCACGCCCACCAATCTTGCGGGTAGGCTCACCAGAGAATGGGACATTTGATGGTCCGTCAAATGGGAACGGGGCATTTGGGCCAACGTTGTACACCGCTCCACCACCGGCCTGGATCATTTGGGTTCCCTGCTTTGCGGATTCTGGGTTGATGAAGCTAGTGTAAATCCAGTCGCCAAGCATTCCGCCAAGGATGCTGCCGATCATGCCGCCAATAAATGGGATTGGAATCAAATTGCCAAGGAGGCCGCCAACCAGCGAGCCAACGGTTCCGGCCACTGCTCGACCCATGTCGCCGCCGGTGGCCGCCGTTGTCAGGAGCCCTGCAATCATGGCTGCCGGTCCGCCAATCTTTGGAAGGATGCTAAGGAGGTTCAACCCTAGAGACGGAATGAGTTGACCGAAATTCTCAAAGTTACCGCTAACGGCCATCATGGCAACATCTGCAAGGAATCCTGAAAGGAAGTTACCCTTTTTGGTACCGACAAAACTATCTGCCTTGGCGGCCGTACCCTTAAACCCGCCCTGGTCTGGGGTCCAGGCCTGCATTCCCTTGAGGCTTAGCTTGCCGCCAGTAAACGGTACTGGGACTCTACGAGATTTAGGGGTGTATAGCTCCGGCATAAGCCCCGCAGCAACTGCACCAGGGTCTGCAATTGCCCTAAAACCATATTCCCTTGCCAATTCTCTTGGGTATTGAGATCTGGCTGCAAGAGCGCGTTCCAAAAACCCATTTGGGTCGGGCAGTGCGCCAGATGCTATGTCGGCTACACCCCTCGTGTATTCAAGGTCAAGCATTTGCCCAGCAGATTGCAGTACGCCTGCCTTCGCCTGGTCCTCGGGTAAAAAGGTTCGGAAGTCATGTGTTGGACTCCTTCCGGAAAGGTTTTGACTTAATGGGTTTCGGAACGTGAACATATTATCTGGCAAAGATTCCATGGTGTGTCCCTGGAAAATTTCAGCAAAATGTTCGTGGATGTTTGTCCCGGAATACGTGGTTGGGCGCGGGAAATCCCTCGGCATGGTGTACTGATATCCCTTGGCGCCCTTCCCCAAGCCATGGTTAAGCGCCAGACTTCTAGCCTCAACTCGAGCTTGGATCGGGTTTAATCCCTGAGCGATAAAGGCGCGTTCGTAGGCTCGAATAAGTTGCTCATTCTGCAAATGGTTTTGAACTTCATAGAAAGCTGATTTTAGGGCACTTACATGACCAAACAATGTGTCTTTAATCGTGTATGGCTTAGGATTAAAATCCGGGTGATTCTTTGGCCTTCCCTGATCATCGTAATTTGGATTTTTCTTATGTTCAAAAATGCCCAGCACTTCTTTATATCTTGAAGAAAAAAGTTTACGAGCTTCGGGATCAACGAGAGAGCGTAGGACTTTAAGAGGGCCAAATGCTTTATTATGCATAAGATGACCAATCTCATGAATAACTGTTTCCGGCGCGCCGCTTTTTAGATCGCCCCTACGCAACTGTATATAATTGCTATCTGAGCGGGTAACCCTTCCCGCAAAAGGTTCTCCACCGATTTGATCTACGATATCAATCAGTAGGCGCTTGCTTGGATCAGAAGGGTCAAACATGCCAAATGGCGCGGCGGCCAACGCTAGACGAGCAGAGCTGGATATTGCATCAATGGAGCCCATGTCTGCATAATCCATATAATCATGTGGTATCCGCAGATCTCCCCAGTCAAAACTAATGGTATCTGCTAGGTATCCAGGGAAATCTTCGCCCATTGCCACGCGCCCAGGGCCGGCTCCAAGGTTACCAACCTCTGTAGTGCCTGCGTGACCAAAAACTCCTAGATTGTGTAAAATCTTTCCAAGGAAGCTTGATGGTTGCCTTAAGATTGTTCCGGTTCGAACTGGGCGGCCACGCAAACCTTCGCCCGGCTTCATCCGAACAGAATCACGTCGACCCCCTTCAATATCCTCCACGTCAAATCCGCTATCCGACTTTAATTTGAAAAGGTCAAGCTGTTCGCCGCCGGACTTTGGAATTACCGGCGCGTCATCCAGTAGCATCTTGAGCGCTGGGGCGTCTACGGGCCCAAGTTCAGGGAAGAGTTCTGGCTGGGTAAAGAGGAGTTGTTCGCGGATTTGTGCAATCTTCTCGTCAAATGGGAGGTTCCTCGGAACTGTTCTGGCAGCACTCCTTCGCTGGGCCTCGGCATCAACCTTTCTAGCGGCTACCCTCTTAAAGTGCTGATCAGCGGTGGCAGCGTAGAGCGCAGCTTCGTCAATGTTGGTAAACACCCCTGCCCGCAAGAGAGATACCGCCTGAGCCTCTCGTCCGGCAAGGATTCGGCCCATCTCCTGTTGGCGAATAATCTCTGCTTTTGCCTTGGCAAGGGTTTCCGGGTCAACTGCATCTGCGCTTGTTGATGATCTCCACTCGGCGATTTGCTGGTTAAGGACGTCGGTAGCAACAGCATGATTTCCAAGGTCAGTAAAGCCCATTTCAGCCAGGAGGGCTGCTCGTGCCTTGAACTCGGCGTCATTCATTGGGCGGCGGGAGCTACCTTCCGTTGACCCCATAAACGGTCGATCCAAAGGACGAGTTTCGTCCACCATGGTATCTAGGCCGAAAATGGCCTCAATTTGATCAATTGGAATGCCGCCAGGAATCTGGAACTCTGCAAGATTACTTGCTCCAGGCCCGCCCTTCGGAAGTGTGCCAGGAAGGCTTTGCCCCCGCTTTCCTTCGGGGAATGAATCCGGATCGGTTGGGAAGACTGGGAGCCAGGCGCTGCCGGAAAGGGCGTCGTTGAATGTCGTTGTGACATTAGACGGCTTGTATCCTGGTCGAGTAACAACAGAAATTGGAGCCCCTACCCCGCCCATTTCCATCAAGTTGGTGGCGTCCATCCTATTGTTGTTCTGTTGCCCCTGCATGAGTAGACCGCCCAACGACTCATAATCGCCAGCAAGCCCGCCAGCAACCGAGCGCACCACGCCGACGGATAGAGGCCTGCTGCCCGGCTTCCAGATTCCACGCCTAACTACGTCAAGGTTAGGATCTAGGTCGAACGAATCGCGCGATCCAAGAACTGGCTTTGAAACGTTAGAAAGGTTAGACGTTGGGCCTAGGCCGGCAGCAAAGGCGTCCAATGACCTCGGAAGAACACCAGTTCCTGCCAATTTTCTAAGCAGCTCAAGAAGATCGCCCGAAGACACGATTGATTTAATGCCGCCCTTGTAAAAGGCGCTAAGAATGTCGACAAAGCTTCCCCGCCCTGCAAGCGCGCTGTTGCTGGCTCCTCCCTGCAGAATCTGATGGATGAATCGAGTGGCTGGGTCTGTGTAGTCTTCAAGGTACGTGATCCTGCCGTCGTAACCACTGCCAACGTCAACCGGACCGCCCTCAGCTCGGCCGCCACCGAAGCGAATCTTTGGCATTACGGTTGGGCTTGGCAAATTCAGAAGCTCGCTTCCCGGTGTTAGACTTGGCTTCGGAGCTGGGTTGTTGAATCCGCGATTGTAGTTAAACAAGTTGCCAAAGAAGCCTAGGTCTCGCTTTTGGCCCATATCAATAGACTGCTGTGTTTGCTTTCCATCCCAGACGTTGCCAAAGAGGAGGTCATAGACACTGCCAGAAATCGCGTCTAGGGCAGTGGCAACCGCCGCATTTGCAGCAAACATTGCTCCGGTTGCCATTCCGCCGCTGGCCACTACTCCTGCAACATTTGGAACTGCCATGGCAAGTGCGCCAACATTCATGGCAATATTGCGCACCCAGGCACGAGCTGGAGACTCTCCGCGCTCGCTAGCGCCCAAAATGTCAAAGAAACTCATGCCTGTACTGAGGATGGCGGTACCCCTAAACGCCTGGGCCATAACGTTTGCGGCGCTCTTACTTATAGCGTTGCCAGGCTTAAGTTTTATCTTTCCATCAGGGCCTTCAACCTTTATGCCCGGAACAAAGCCGCTCTTCGGCGACCATGTTTTAATATTTCCAGGACCCTCCCAATTGAATGGGGCAATCTTCCGAACGCCAATATCGTTCTTAAATCTGTCCCACCAGCTTGGGCGCTTGACTACGGCAAAGGCGTCATCTTCCTCAAACGGAGTCGTTGTGCCCCTGTTATAGCCAGTGAACTCGCCATTTGGACCCCCGTAGATTCGGCCAATGCCGCCAAGTGGAATGACCGAGTTGATCCACTTCGTATACATCCTGAAGTTAAAGGGGAACAGCCCCCACGGATCGCCGCCGGTTGTTGGCGGTTCTGGTGTCTGCGTAGGGGTCGGGGATGGCGTTCCGGTAGGGGTCGGCGTCGGGGTTGGGGTTGGCGTTGGTGTTGGCTCCCATGATGGCTCTGGCGTACCTTCTGGCGTTGGGTCCGGGCCGCCATCCTGAGGCATAGGGCCTTTGCCCCATCCAACATAGCCACCAACCGCGCGTCCGTATGAGCCGGCTCGGAGAGCGCCTGCAGAAGACTTAAGTGTCGATGGGAGCTTGTGGTTAGGGGTGACGTATCCACCACCACGCTGGAACATGGTGAGCATCTCTGGTCCGCGCTCGCCAACCATATAGCTAGTGGCGCCAGAAAGAGGGCCGCCCATAGCCCTACCAGGACTATAGTAATTAGAAAGCCCGGCCATGACCATTTGCAAAAGACTGCCAAACGACTCCATAAACCCGACATTAAGATCGTCGTACTGGCCGCTTGTGTACTTGCCGCCAGGAGTGTAGTAGGTCTGAAGCTTCTCCAGTTGCGCCAAGAACGCACCAATCTGGTTGAATTGCTTGACGCGCTTTGGGTCGTCCATCGGTGTTTTTGGGCTGACAAAGGCGTAGTACTCACGGAGCTTTGTCTGCAGGTTCTTTGCGTCAGAGATTCTGGCCTTAAGCAAGTCAACCATGGTTTGACCCTTGATCGTTCGGGTTTCCGTGTCAGGGTTCATGATGGCGTTCAGCGCATCTTGGGCTTTCTTATACGCGGCACTTTGCGCCAAAACGTTCAGGGCGGCCGTAATGGCCTTTGGAAGTGCGGCAAAGGTTGCGTTGATATTTGACTGCATTGCGGCCATGAAGCCAGAGGAGAACGATTCCATGAAGGAATACCCCTGTGCCGATGCAACGTCTAGGTCGAGGCCAACGTCTCCGAAGATGTCCTTAAGCTCAGTTGAGGCATTTGCCTTGCTGATCTTGCCGTCCTGGATCTTCTTGAGCAAAGCGTCAATGCGCTCCTGCATGACGCGGCTACGCTCAGCCTGGTCGAGCTCTAGCGCGGTGGCCTTTTCATCATAAAACTGGCCAGTGCCAACATACCCAGAGGTTTGCTTGCCGGCTTGAATGGCAGCTGCCATGGCGTCAAGCTGTGCGCGCTGCTCATCTTGGAAAAGCTGGCGCGCGGCGTCTCGGGCGGCTCTTGCACGCTCAAGCGGATCGACGCTTGCGTCAAACATGTCCAGGGCGGCTTCGGAGGCCCGGGTCCTAGCCTCCTCAAGCTTTTGGAGCTTGTCCATCTGGTCGGCTTGATCCTTGAGGGCATCGTACTGCTGCTGCAAGACGCCAAGCCGAATCATTTCTCCGTTGTACAGAACCTCTACGTTATCAAGGGCATTGATGCGCTCATTCTCAAGCTGCTTCTTCTCTTCTTCAAATAGCTTCTGAATAACGACTTGCGCACGAGACATAAGGCGATTGAGCGGGGTCTGGAACGCCTCCATCGCCTTTTGCATGGCCTCTTGTGACTTCTGAAGAAGCTCGCCGGTGGCGTCAAGTGCCTTGGTCAGCAGGCTGATGTATTGATTCGCTGAGGTGTCTCCAGCCTTGTACCACTTCTGATATAGCTTCTCAACATAGCCGGCATCGATGCCCATGGTCTTGGCCACTTCGGCCGGAGAAAGGCCCTCGCGCAAATACCCCTTGATTTCCTTTTCCATCTGTACTCGCCGGGCAATAGCGGCTGTTCTTGTTGGTGTGGGGGGGTTATCCCTCAGGTATTGATCTGCCCGTGTTGTGCTGGCCTCTCCATAAAGGTCTTCATTTCGCATGTCCGTTATAACGCCGGCGGCATTTGCTCCAGCGCCGGCACTGCTCATTGAAATTCCCCCGCCACCGCCGCTCATCGCAAACGCCCTGCCAATAGTTTCCCAGATACCGCCGTCGCCCGTAACTGGGACCGGCTCTGGGTACAGCTCCGGGAACATTTCCCTGGCCTTTTCTGGGCCTAGGCGTTGTTCAATGGCAGCCCTTGTTCGCTTAACATTTTGTGCCTGTATTCCTGCTGGAGAATTGTTAGCCCTGTTAACAAGTTCATTTGTCAGCGCCTGTCCGGCAAGGTGGAGTGCAACGCCAAAAGCTGCAAGGGCAAGGACAATGCCGCCTGTTGATATGGCAACAATTCTTCCAAACTCATCAACAACCGTTACCAGTGGCTTAAGAGCGTCAGAGAACATCTTGATGCCTTGCAGGCCGAATCCTATTTGTGACACAGTGTTAAATACATTCGCAATGTCTTGATTTCCAGTGAGATTTGCAATGGTGCTTCCGAGCATGCCAATCGCAAACATCGCGGAGCCAAGGTGCGTCATCTTCCCCTGAACCTCTGAAGCGATAACTCCAAGCTTTCCAAGGGCGCCGTTTGCTGAATCAAGGCGAAGCTTAAAGCTCAACAACTTTCCATAGACGGCCTCATAGCCAGCTGCAAGAGCCTGCTGAATTTGGTCTGCATCGTTTGCGTCGACTGAACCAAGGAGCGCCTTGAAATCCTCAGGACTGGTGCGCTGTTTCTCTCTGAGTTGGTTAAAGATGCTTACAGCATATTCCTCTGACAGCGGCCTGTTTGCAACGGCCGCCGCGCCACCTCTTGGGCTAACAAATTCGACACCGGAAAGTGCAGCCTGTTGCTCTTCAAGCTTATGTGCAATTCTTACAAGCGCTGGAGCAGTGTATCCGCGACCAGGAGTGGTTCCCAAGCCGTACCCTGAGGCGACAAGGTTTTTCTCTGAGTCGACAATTGAACGCGGCTCAAGGAGTCGTGTTGCAAATGTCCTTGTTGCGCCAAGGTTTTGAAGCGCAAATATCCTTGTTTTTACATCATCAAGGGACCCGGCCGCTTTTGCCGTAGCAACTGCAAACTTTGACATGACAAGCGCAAGACCGTCGACAATAAGCTTTCCGCCAATAAACCCAGCAAAGATAAACCCAAAGAGCGGGGCGAGCGGAGAGACAAGTTGAACAATTCCTGAGAACATTCGCATAATCAAATCGATAATTGGCATTGCAGCGGAAAGCGCGGATGCGAATGAGGCAACAAGGCTGGCAATTGCGCCGCCGGCAGAGCTTGAAAGCGCAGGAAGAACGGTTGCTCCAATCGTATCAAGTGAGCTTAGGATCTGTGGGGCGTTGTTATCTACCGCCTGGCGAACGCCATATTGATTATTTTGATACGCTTGCGCAAGGAAGCCAACAAGCGCCGTGCTTGCTCCAAGAGTTGCCACAAGTGGGTTGCTTGCGATAAATCCAAAGAGTGTGCGGGCAATAATAATTGAGGCGCCAAGCTTTCGAATAACATCATTAGAAAGAACTTCAGCAAACGCTTTAAAGCCAGAGATTGAAGCGGAGATAAACGAATTTAGAGGAGCTCCACTTGTTGCAACGGCCCCACCAATGCCACCAATAGTTTTCAAGACTGAATCTAGGAACCCGCCCGCAACCTTAATTCCCTCAGGAAGGCCAGACCGGATAGCTTCTGCAACAACTCTGATTGCGCCGGCGAATTTCTTTGAGGACATGATTGCATCGTCGCTTTGAAGGAACGTTGCAAGACCATCTTCAAACTCTTTTGCTTTTGTGCCGGCAAGCAAGTCGCGGATGACCGAGAACAGCGGGTTAAACGCTGTTGCAACAAGGGACTGAGACGTATCCGCAACAGTCGTCATTGCCCCTTGGAAAGTTCTGGAGAATGCCTTCATTCCACCGCCGTACTTTTGCTCAAGTCCCTGCAAGATGGCCTGAACGCCGCCAGGGCCGGAAAGGGCGCCAATGCGGGCAAGTCGACGAATCTCTTCAATGGCTGTTTGTGGGTTTAGCAGCTTCTTGTATGTTGCGCTAGCGGTTTGCCCAGTTCGCTCAAGCTCCGCAAGCAAAGCGTTGGCAAGAATTTCATATCCGGCGATACCAGCGTTTGCCAGCTGCATCATGTCGTTTTGGTAAACGCGACCAGCTGAGTTCATTTGTCCGAGTGCGTACGTTACTCGGCGGAGCTTATCGTCTTCGGCACCGAGCGCCGCAACAGCATCACCGATGTTTACAAGTGCTCCTCGGAATTCCTTCAGGCCGGTTGTTGAGTACGGGTTGGTAAACGACTCGAGAATCGGCATTTGACCTTGGGCTTTTGCTTTAACGGCGTCAACCTCAAAGCCGAATGCTTGCATGCGGACGGCTGCAACCTGAAGGTCACCGAACCTAAAGTTTGTAACGTTAGCAAACTCTCTAAGGGTTTCAATGGTGTCTCTAGTTTCAACGTTGGCTTCTCTGACGCTCCGTCCGGCGTTCTTGAAGAGTGTGTTAAATCCGACCCCGGCCGACTCAAGCATGGCGTTAAAGCCAATGATGCCGCCCATGAGGTGCTGAATGCCGCCAGCGAAGGCAAATATTGCTTGTTGGCCAATAGCAAACGAGAGACCAAGTGAGAGGATTCCGCTTACCGACTGCGTCAAGCCGCTATTTGCCTGCGTCAAAACCCTTGCTAGCTGACCAAATTGAACGCGACCATCTTGGATGACAAGATTCAATCGGCTATTGGCTTTTGCTGCGGCCTCTGCGGCACGTGCATTTTGCTGGAATTCTTCCTTGGCTAGCTCTTGAGTCTTCTGCCCCTCTTGAATTTGACCGCCATAAACAAAGCGAGCCTGTCGGTATGTTCCTACCGGCGTGAGGCGCTCCTTAAGGCTTCCCGCATAGTTCCTGAACGTTTGCATTCGTTCGCCGATGTACTCCCTAGTGATCCGTGGGTCAACAAAGGACTTTGGTGGGCCGCTATATGGAATCAATCCGAGCGCCGGTGATTGCCCGGGCTCTAGGGGCGGGTACTTTATGCTGTACATAGGCTCTCCGCCAGGGAGAACGGCCTGTGGGCCAGCCTGATTTGGGTAGGAGCCAGCAGTGAGAACACCTCCCGCTCGCGTTATCGGGAGCGGGAGACCAACAAGGCTTCCTTTGCGAATTAACTCACCACCGGCAGTAATCTCTTTATTAATCTGCGCAACGGTTGCTTGAAGGATGTTGCTTGAAAGCGCGTTCAGCTGCTGCTGAATTCCCGCATTATCCGCGACTTCGCCAAGCGTTTTTCCGTTAAGTATTTTTGCAAATGCTGCTGGGTTGATGGCCATGGCAACAGCCTGCTTCTCGGCCTCTGATGCATTGGCCATGAACGCGGCCATCATTTCCGGTGTTCGGTTGGAGATGCCGGTTATGCCACGGAGCTCGCTTCCCGGCTTGAGCAGCGAGCCAGTAGCCTGGATAAACGCACGCTGCAAGGCCTCTTCAAACGACATGGTGATGCCTTGGAATCTCTTAGCGGCCCCAGATCGGATACCACCCTCTCCGTATGATCGGATTGTTTCAGAAAGGATGGAGGCAATCTCCAAGAACGAGGTCTTTGGGAACATCTTGGAAGACTTGCCAAGCTCGCCGATTCCTGCAGAAACCTGAGCCAAGAGCTCTTGGATTGGAGCGCCACCACCCTGCACCTTTGCTGCGGTTTCATGAATCTTGGTAGCAAACTCAGTAAAGAGGGTTGAGGCGGAGACAAGCGAGGGCTTAGTATTAAATGCTAGCTTTTCAAGGTGTGGCGTAAGTTGCGCGGCCGCGCCGCCAACGCCAAGGCCTGGGGTATTGAATCCTTGCGGCCGCGATTGGGCATATTGGTGGAATGCAAGATTGGCCAAAAGGCCACCAGTCTGCTTAGAGATTTCTGCTTGCAACTGGTAAAACATTGGGTCACCGTGACTGACGCCACTTATCCCCTCGGCCTTAACAATTGCCTCTCGGCTCATTAGCCCACGATTTTCCCCCTTTGGCCCGTAGTACGTGGTTAGCATAGGCGGCGCATAACCACCCTCCATCATTCGTGCGAATGCACCGTGAGCAATCTCATGGATGGCCGTTCGAAGAATGGCGCCAGAGCCTCGGCTTAAGTTTCCAATCTCAAGGAATCCGGAAGCTGCGCCGGTGCTTGTCTGACCCATCATTTCCGGGGGCTGGTTAGGAAGGCCACGGAAAGAAGCACTAAAGCGCTCCATAATCTGGGCCTTAAAGTTTCTTTCCAGGAATGGTTTAAACGCTTCGGTGATGCCAGGAAGTATCCTCTCAACCGCCTCGGTTTCAAACGTTGCCCCAGCCGTCTTTGAGCCAGCCGTAACCTTTCCAAACATCAGGCGCTCGAAGCGCTGCATTGCTGGAGTACTGGCAACAGCCTCAGCGGCAGCCTGGGTAGCTGCTTGTGTTGCGGCCGTTGTAATAGCTGCCTGCGCTGTCGCCTGGGCTAGGCCCTGATTTGCAACTTGCTGACCAGCCGGCGAGGCACCAGGGGCTATTGCCGTAGCTATAAGTGCTTGATGCGAAGTAAGCGGTGCAACCTGCAGTCCACGAGCTTCCATCAAGGCACGTGCCTTGTTGAGCTCGGCAATCATTCCCTTAACGTGAGCCTCCCCAAGAGAGTGGCCGCCATTTGCGCCAACCTTGACCAGTTCTTCAGCAATGCTTAGATATCCCTGGGTGAGATTCTTGTTCATCTCTACCCGGCGAGTTGGATCAGACTCCTCATATGGCAGGTATCCACCGGCACGAGCCTTTGCAGAGCCCTTAGCAGTTCCGGTTGCGCGCGGATTAAGGCGATATGAGCGTGCGCTTTCCGGGCGACGCATCGAAACTGGTTCCTCTGGTTCCTGTGGCTCTGGGGCCGCCGTAGGTGCCTTTGGGGGCTTAGGAGGCTTCTCTCCGCCACCGCCGCTAGAAGCTGGGGGCGCTGAGCCAAGATATCCAGGGTCTCGGGCTGCAGAAGCCTGGATTGCGCCCTCAACGGCCTCTTGGATAAGACGCTCAACGCCCTTAGCGCCCTTGCCCTGTCCAGACTTGAGTCCGGCAAGCATGGTGGCGGCTGCCTCTTGTGCAATCTGCAGTGCGACACGTGGGTCTGCTGTGATTGCGCTTGGGTCAAGCCCCATGCCGCCTTGGGTTGCAGACGTTGCACGTCCGCCATAGGTAGAAAGGCCGGCAAAGAATGCAGGAAGGCCCCGGCCAGCTGCAAGAATGCTTGAGGCAAGCTCAACGCCTTGGGCGGACGGCTCTCCAAAGGCAGCTGTTTGCGCGCTAATAAGTTTTCTGGCTTCTGCAAGATTGCCAGCAACCTTTCCCATCCTCTTTGCGCCCCCGGCCACCGCCTGGGCAGCATTGATCAGCTCAATTGCCTCTGGGAGCGCATTGTAAATCGGGTCCATTCCGGCTGGGATCTCTCCAGCCCCAATCCTGCCTCGAAGTTGCAGCTGTGGCCCAACCGCCTTGTGAAGTTCTCTTAGTAGCGGCGCTGGAATGCCGCCGCGCTCACCTTCCAGAATCCTGCCAATCATACTTTCGGTTGCGGCGTTGTTGCCAAATGCCGTAGAGAGCAGCACGCTCTCCATGAGCTGATTTAGCGCTGGGCTAGAGGTTTCCCCCTTCTTGGTTTGGTATTTTGCACGTATCTCCGACGTTGGAATCTCGGCAAGAACGAGCTTCTTTAGCTCCTCAACGGCTGGTCCACCTTTGCGAATTGTGGGGCCAACGTTTCCGCGCTCAAAGCCGCCAGGGATACGCGCGATAGTCCTAGCAATCGCCTGCGCCGTTTCTGCTGGGGTCATGCCGGTACCAGTGTTAAGCATGTGGCCAAGGCGTGCGCCCTCGCGTGGGCCAAGGCCTTCAAGGCTTGTTGCAAGCTCTCGCGTTATAACTGGAGTCCTGCCAGACGCTTTGATCTTTAAAGCTTCTTTAAGGGCTCTTGCTGCGCCAGCCGTACCGCCAAGTGCCTCCGGGTTAGCCTGGATAAACTCCGCAACTGCTTTAATGATTTGATTCTGACCTGCCGGGGTGGAAGCAAGCTGCTGCATGCCAAGCGTACGGGCATTGCCAGAAAGAACCAATGCAGCCTTAGCTGCCTCAGATCGAACGGTTGCAACAATCCCCTCTGCAAGGTTTGGGCCTTTAAAGAAAATCTGCGTTGGGTCAAATCGACCGGAGATCTCCTCAATGAGCTGGCGAGAGGCAACGCTTTCAGCTCGGCCAGCGCCACCACGGGCACGTGGCTGGAGATACTGTGGGTATTGGCTGGATCGTGAAGTAACAAGCTCCTCAAGTGCCTGAACAACATACCTTGCCTCTATTTTTCCACTAGTGCTGCGCGGGTCAACAAAGCTTTGGGTTGGGACTGGCTTTGGTGTTGCGGCACGCTTAGGTGCCCGGGCAGGCCTATCGCTCTCCACGTCATCAATTAGGCCAGACCGTCGCAGCTGCGAGCGTATGTTTTCAACGTTTCTGCGGTCACCTCCGGTAGATGGGAAGAAGACCATGCGCTTGGACTTGTCTGGCGGGTAGGCAACAAAGTGTCCGCCATTGGTCTTTTCAATGCGGAACCCTTGGCGTTCGGCCTTTGCCATCAGGGCTCGTAGGCTTGCCTCTTGGCCACGGCGAATCCTGGCGTCTTGAACTATGCCTGAGGAGGATGGGGAGGAGGAGACCCGCCCGGCCTGGCGCTGGACACGCTCCGAAGCTGCGGCTAGTCGGGACATTTCCTCCATAGAACGACGAACGGCCCCGCCGACACGGATCGCATTGCGTTCCATGTCGCGCAGAGCCGGTATCGCCGTGCGAGTAATGTCTTTTGCAAATCCAGCAACGGGGGACTTCGATCCGCTGCCGAGTAGGCCGCCAGACGCAAGGGAGATTTGCTTGTTCGCAGACTGCAAGGCCTTGAGGCCGCTAAGAAGCCTGTCAATGTCGCGGAGCGTACGGGCGACGCCGTCCTGGAATGCGGCAGAGTCAAGCGATATGCCAACCCGTGCTACATTATCAATCTCGGCCACTGCCTTTACCCCCCGCTAGGCCCCCGGCTTTCCGAAGACCGAAATCATTTGCTCCAGAGACCCAACTGTTTTCATCCCTGAAGAACCATCGGCGAATTTCGCCTTATTTTTACCGGAGGTGTTTTTGGTTTCGCCCTTCATCGCTTCATCACGCTTCTCAACATACTTTGCGTATGCATTGAGTTGTGGAAGCGTAAGTTGCATGAACTCGGCTGGGGTATAACCAAAGGCATCTGCATAAGACGCCATGATCGACCCCCAGTCGATCTCCCCCCAGCTTACGCCTCCGGAGCTTTTCCCTCGGAAACGCCACCCTCATCGTTGCCGATGAGACCGCTGGAGCGAAGAACCTTGTCGATTTCGTCACGCATTGTATCGAGCGAGAACTTGTCACCTACCGCGCGCTCATCCATCTTGTTGTCATCCTTGCGAAGGACAAGCCAAAGGATATAACGAAGTACAGTGAACTTTGTAAGGTCGACCTTGTCAAGGCCTCCAAACTTATCCTCAATGTCCGCGAGGTCGTTGAGGGTGAGTACGCGCGTTGGGCGTACTTGATTAAGGGTTGCCATCTGAACACTCCTGGCCCCCGGAGGGGTCCGCTAAAAGCTCGGCGGCTTAAGCCGTGATTGTCACGATTTGCGCCGTGCTGGAATCATACTGAAGGTTGAACTCAAGGTCAACCTTGATGATGTCCTCTCGTGTAAACGGAATGTTGTGCTGATAGATGCAAACCTTGTGGCCGGTAATTACTACCGACTTGGAAGGGTCGTCCGAACGGATGTGCGTAAATACCGCACGAACCGGTCGGTTACGAAGCATCGACAAGTCTAGTGGGTTGACAGCCGCTGTACCAAAGTTAAGGTTTTCGCGGAAGTTCAACGTACCCGGGTAGATGCTTGTTGAGGCATTATGGCTCAACGTAGTGCTAAAGAGGCGCGAGAAACGCATCGGGTCAAGCTCAAGTCCGCTGGTACGGATGGTTGACTTGCCACCAAAGTGTGCCTTAGCAATAGGGAAGTTAAACTGGCCAAAGAATTCACGCTCCTGGAAGGAGATGTCAAACTCGACGTCGCCGCCGATTTCGCCAATGTCCTGCATGCCTTGGTACTGAGCAAGGGCAGCATTAGCTGGGTCAACAATGGCCGTAATGCTGGCCGTGGTTGAGGCGGTGTTGGTGTGAAGCCATTCGTAGTTGTAAACGGTTCCAACATACACGTCGTACGTTGTGGCCCCGGCAAGCGCGGTCCAGGAAAGATCAAGCTTCCCAGTTGCGCTAAGGATTGCCGTCAGCGGGGCCGACGGAGTTGCCGTACCGGCAGCGTTCCGCCCAGCGACACGTACATAGTACGTGCCGGCTGGGACGGAGCCGCTAGCAGTTGAGGGGGTTACGGCGACGCCCGCAACCTGAGTATAAAGACCACCGGAAATCCAAGTACCGATTTGGAGCCGGCCGCTACCAAGTGTAAACATATTCGTAACCCCCTAAATTTCTATTACGCCGAGATCAGCACAACTGCTGGGGTCTTAGCACCACCAACGGTCGTGAGGCAATCACGGTCAACAACAGCCGAGAAGTCAATGTCCTGTCGGGCAATGTCTTCACGGGTGAACGGCATCATGAGCTGCATGCTGTATGCCTTCGGTAGGTGAATAATCACCGACTTTGAAGGGTCGTCCGAGCGAATGTGCTCAAACTTGACGTACAGCGGTCGTGGCAGACCCATCAGGGCAGTCACGTTTGCAATGGTGCTGTTCGGGCGGCCACCGTCTGGGTCAAAGTTGACCGTGTACGAGCCACCGGTAAAGTCGTCATGGGCGTTGCCATAAACGGTTGAGCTAAGGTCGGTGCCCTCACCGAGCGAAACGTGGAAGAGGTTCTTTACGTTGTCCCAGTTAATCTCAACGCCACGTGCGCGAATATCGGCCTTACCGCCGAAGAACGCCTTGGCAATTGGGAAGTTGGACTGACCATAGAACTCTCGCTCCTGGAAGTTAATGTCGAACTCGACGTCGCCGCCAACTTCGCCAACCGTTACGAGCTCGCCGGCGCCGTTATAGCCACCGGTCGTACCAAAGTAGTTGGTGCTCGTCTGATTAATGACCGCTCCGGACTTCCAGAACGCCACCTTGACTACACCAGATCCAAGTGTAAGCATATTTATTTCTCCCTTATGTCTTGATGACGCTGTACCGGATCACACGCCGGTATTCCAAGCTCGGGTCATCGAAAAAGTCCCGTTGCGTAACTTTATGGGATAGGTGGAGAACAACCCCACCTGAACCCGCCAGTCGTTTCCTATTAAGCAACACATCGACCCGGTTGCCAATAGTATTAATCTCTGCGGCGCTCAATTTGCTCACGATTACTATGTCTACAATAGGCCGGTCAATGGCAAGCCCAATATCGCTGCCTCCGCCCAAAATAGCTACTCGAATGGCTGGAGCGCCGCTTTTACCCGTAAAATTGATTGGATAAACCTTTTTATCCGTGTTTGTGCCGCCCAGCAGAGTCTGCAGGGTGGCGTCCCCGCCTAGGGTGCTAAAAAAGGTTTCGTACACGCCATTCATGCTTTGGATAGTATCTTTTTAGCCAACAAGAATCTACGTTTTTGCGATCTGCGACCACACTGATTTGGACATACCTACGATTTGTGTGGTATGCTCGCATCAGCCAAGCACAAGCTTGGTTTTCGAACATAGAAAGGGTAAGAACATGAGCTTTGTAAATACTCTCAAAGGCTTTTTCAGCACAAAGAAGAACAAGCCGGCCTCAAAGACGAAGAAGGCAGCCCCAAAGGCCAAGAAGGCAGCCCCAGCGAAGGCAGCCCCTACCAAGGCGGCCCCGGCTAAGACCCTAGTTTCTAAGAAGTAGTCACTGTGGCTACATCTTCGTACCGAAACTGGACAGCCCAAGAGAAGCAAGACGCAGTCCGCCTTGGGTATGAGGAGTTTGTTGCGATCTACCCAGATCGAACGTTTAACTCCTATACCCTCCAGCGGGGCCGATTGCTAAATGGTCAGCGTACGTTTATTGATCGCAGGATCACAAACGGCCGCAAGCCAACCGTAATTCCGGGAACGTTGCGAGAAAGGGTGACAATGTCAAAGAACATTGATATCATTAGCTCAATTGCCGAGCGAGAAGTAACTGCCTACGAGGCAACTTCGGAGATTGAGCGCCTTAAGGCAGCCCATCGCAAGGCGCTGCGAAAGCTCGACGACAGGGACCTTGCAAAGCAGGAGCTGATTCAGGCGGTGTACCAAGCCGCACACGAAGCAGCAGCGGCAATGAATCTTAAGCCGGTTACTCCGCCAAAGGCGGACACCCGAAAGGCCGAAGATGAGGTTGCTGTGTTGCTTTTGTCTGATTGGCAGCTTGGCAAGATTACCCCAACCTACAATTCTGAAGTCTGCGCAGAACGCATTGCGCAGTTGGCCGAGAAGGTGCAGAAGCTGGTTGAAATCCAGCGGAAGGCACACCCGGTCAAGGAAGTTCGCGTATACCTTCTTGGCGACCTGATCGAGGGGGAAGACATTTTCCCTGGGCAGGCCCACTTGGTCGACGCATCCCTCTATAACCAGGTGTTCCACGGCGGAGAAATCCTTGGTGACCTGATTCGCAAGCTTGCTGGCTCTTTTGAGCATGTCAAGGTTGTTGGCGTCATTGGTAACCACGGACGACTTGGCCGAAAGGGAACGTTCCATCCGGAATCAAACGCTGACGCGATGATGTACCGGATTGCATCAATGCTCGTAAAGGATCAGAAGAACGTTGAGTGGGTTGAAACTATTGCCAAAGGCGAGCGCGCCTGGTTTGCAACCGACGAAGTCAAGGGAAAGACTTGGTTCCTGTTTCACGGGGATCAGGTCTCCGGCGGATTTGCCGGCTTCCCCTGGTACGGCTTTGGCAAGAAGCTTCAGGGCTGGAACATGACCGTAGCGCCGTTTGATTACAGCGCAGCTGGCCACTTCCACACCCCGACACGCATGTACCTCAATGGGATTACCCACTGGAGCGGTGGCTCGACCGAGAGCTCAAACACCTACGCGCAGGAGCTGCTTGCTTCTGCCGGAGAGCCGTGCCAGTGGCTGCTATTCCAGCATAAGGACGGCGTGACCGCTGAGTATTTGATTCGACTTACTTAAGCCGGGAGCGTCGCTGGCTCATAATGCGCCGGTACCGGGACCGCGACATTGATGCAAGTTTTCGGTAGCCGTAGCCACGGCCACTGGCTGATTCAATGGGCGCGGTCCCAAACTTTTCTATAAGCCTTACTACGCCCCAGGTGCTTAGCTTTGTTTTGGCAGGAACGTAGCCGCCGCCCTTAGCCGTGGCAACTTTTAGGTTTGATGCAATAATAGCCGCAATAGATCGAGAGATTTCGTTGCCGATGGATTGCATTTGGCCGCGAAATTTTGCTGCTGGAGCAGAAAGGAAGTCGCCAGGAGCGGCTTCAGCGTAAGTTTTTCCGTCTTTGTCCGTCGGATCTGTGCCATATGTCACGGAAACATATTGAACGCCACGTTTGCCCATAGGGGAAACAGAGAACACGCTTTGCGATGTTCTGCCTTTATCAAAGGATTCATTGGAGTCTGGAGACTCAAGACCGGCAACCAATGCGCCAGTGTCAACCGGGGCAAGGTCGGAGGCCATTCCGGCAAGGCTTGAGGGGCCACCATATACCGCATCAGTAACGATCTTGACGGCGGCACCCGCAAATGCAGGCTCTAGCTCTTTTGTTGACTCCGTGAGAACCTTCCTAACTTTCCTTAGACTTTCTTCTGCCGATTTGATATTAAAAGTAACTTCACCTTTTGCCATATTATTCAGTAATCCTGGCTACCACTAGAAGGTGATGGTTCAAGGCCTCCTGGCCAGTCTCAACGACGGAAAAGTTCTTACCATCAACCGTAAGAATGTCGTTGACCTGTGGCCGGTATTCACCGCGAGCAAACGGCAGCCAGAACTTGTACACGTCTTTTACCGAGCGTCCAGCCGGGCCAATGTTCTCCTGGTGGTATGCCTGCTGGTAGTGACCGTTCTTTGTCCAGACAGCAGCATTAGTAATTACCGGACTTCCAATTGAGTCCTGACCGGTAAGGCCTGGTCGGGTAAGCGAGATAATCTTGTTGAAGCCTGGAATCATTTAATAACCGGCCTGATGTATTGATCTAGCAGCATGGTTGCTGCCAATGGGATTGCAGCAGCTGGGTCTCTCTTTGCTCGTGAGCCACCCTGGCCAGCCTCGTTAGAGTAGATTTCCATCTCACCGACGCGGAGGCGGCTAATTGCCTGGAGGCCCTGCTTGGCAAGGCTGTCGCGGGCCAAAAGCTCAACAGTAATAAGGGCTGTTGCATCTTTGATGTCCTGCGGGGGAACTGACGCCCCATGGGTATAGGTAATTTCAACAACCGGCTCAATCATTCCAAGGGCAACAATTGCCGGGAAGAGCGAGTAGGTCACGTTGGCAAGGGAGGTGATCTCAACGTATCCACGATCAGAGTTAATGAAGATGTCATTAACTGTAAAGGCAGCAGACTGCTGTGCGCTTACGTAAACCCTTACATTTTCAACAGAGATAATGGATCGATGGATTGGGTAGATTCTACGGGTCCGCTGATCCCAACGATGCTTCTCTATAGAGCTCCGGTGGTCAAAGGTGTAACCAACGTAAGAGTCAACAAGAGAGCTGGCAACCTTGATAACCTGACGAATCTTATTGTCGGTGAGCTCTGTTCCGTCTGGGTTTGTCAGGTCTCCCAGCTCGTACTCTCGAAACTCATCAACGCCAAGATAGCCAAAATTTCGGCCAGGCGCCGGGGTCGAGTATGAGCCGTTTGCTCCGGTGTTGGCGTTATTGAGGCGATAGGAATACCAGGAAACGGATGTGCCATCATTGTCGGTGTAATCGTACGTTCCAACGTTTGCAACTAGGGCTTGATAGCCAATGGAGCTCCAGGTACCCGTTCTCGACGTAGCATCCGTTTCGTTATTGGCACGGCCAATTTCTACGCGGGTGTACGCCGAGATGTCGGATATAATATTTGGGACGCCTATTTTGACAAGACTTGCCATGTTGCTACGATCCGCCTTTCATATGGCGGCGGTCCACGTCGTCCCGCCTACGATTACTTTCCAAGAGCCTTTACGTATTCAATCCACTCAACTGGCACGGCAGCGCGCGAAACGCCATCCTGCTCAGTTGGGCGAACCCATCGGCCGTCAGGAAGAGTGAACGAGCCCGTTACGGGGACGACAATCTGCCAAATGCCTGGGGCCACTTCCCAGCCACTGCCAACTGCTGGCTTGTCGCCAACTGGAGCAGCTACAACTGGGGCGGAAACGACAGGGGCCTGTGCGACAGGGGTCACGACGACTGGGGTAGCGGCTACTTCGGCCTTCTCCTCAGCCTTGTCTTCGGACCTTCCAAGAATGCTGTTAAGGTCAACCATGGTTTTCTCCTTTTATTGGGCGCGCTTGCACCCGTGTCGCTCCACCTCTGAAAGAAGCGCGAGCGGGACTTTGGCCCTTCCGTTCTTAAACTCAAGAACCGAATCGTCGGAAAGCATAATTTTGTTACCAAACTCCCAAGTAATTTCTACCAGGTAAGAGGGGTTGTTGGCAATAGCAAACGCAATTGCCTTCTTTGCCATTAGCTCGTGGTGCTCAATCTTCCGGTTTTTTCTTCGTTTTGCCATAGTGGACTCCAAAAAGAAGAGGGACGGGGTCTCCCCCGCCCCTCTTCATTTACCCGAAGGTATCCTAGATTAGACGGCTACGCGAATCTTTCCATTGAACTGAGGGGCCTTGTTTGCAAGACCGTACATGCAGTACATGATGTAAAGACGGGAAAGGGAACCGTTCACGCCCACTGGAATCTCCAGCGTGGTGATCGAGTCCGACCCAAGGTAAGGCATCGACCAGACTGACTCGTCGATGACATACATGTCGCGGCTATCAACCGAGCTCACGGTATAATTCCCGATGCTGTCGCCAGGAACCGAAAGGAGCGGAAGCTCCCCAGCGGCCGTGACAACGGAACCGAGCGTAAGACCCATTACGTTACCCGACTGCCCTGGAGCGTTGTAACGAACAAGGTTCGTCACTTCGTTCACAAGACCGGCGTAGTCCGTAGGCGAGCAGAGGATCGCTGAGGGGCTGCCACCGGCATTCAAGATGCTGGCGACGTTCTCGTTGATCGTCTTAAGATAAGCAGCAGTACCCTTGGTTGCGATCTGGGCAGTGCCAGCCGCTGATCCAAGGAGCTTGCGGAGACCGTCAAACCCGTTCGCATCGTATGCGCCGAGCTCGTTGGTGGTCAAACCGGTGGTGTTCGTCGAGTTGCCCTGGAAGAGGGTCTTCTGAAGCTTCTTGGCGATAGCGGTTACGCCACCCTCAAGCTCAGTCGAAAGGCCCTGCTGCCCCGGAGCGCCGCCCTGGGTAATCGCAAACTGCGACTTCAGGGTGATACCACGGCGGGTCGCCAGAACGGCCACGTTGGTCGTCTGTCGTGCATAGGTGTTCGTGTCGTCCGTAACGGTGCCGGTCTCCGTCTGGAAGACTGCATCGCCAAAGGCTGACTGCTGATTGAACGCGTGCACGAGGCCGTTTGCCGGCTCCTTGCGGATGCGCTCAAAGAATGGGAACTTCTTTACGAACAAGGCGTAAAGAATTGGCTCGAGATCCTGTCGGATAAGAGCCGCGCCACCGCTCGCATCGAGCAGCTTGGCAATGTTCGGATTCGCAACCGCAAGGCGGTTAAGAATGTCGGACGAAGCCTGCTTGCCCGCTTCGCGGGTAGCCTGAATGTCAAGGGCCTCGCCGAGGTCGGCGCGGCTCATCTTCGAGAACTTCTTGCGAAGCTCGCGCTGCGTAGCATAAGCATCGGCTACGTCGATTGACTCATCGGCAGCACGGCCGACGAGGTGCGGGGCATCAGCAAGAGCATCAAGGCCCTTCTGAACGTCCTGCAACTTTTCGTTAAGTTCGCTCATGATTTTACTCCTCACTTTCCAGCATGCGCTGGATAACAGGCGAAAGCCAAGGGGCATTCGTCCCGGAATTGTTTGAAGCAACTGAATACGACTTGCGGCCGGATGGAAGATCCATCAAGCGTCCGACGACATCAAGTGCCTTTGCAAGATCAGCCTCGACCTTGGCCTTCTGGCTGAGCAGTTCGGTCAACTGGGCCTTGACGGCTGCGACCTCCCGCTGAGCGGCAAAGGCTGCATCTAGCGCAGACTTGGCGATAGCGGTTACCTCGTCAGAAGCCGGAGCTTCGACAGCAACCTCCGCCTCAGGCTCCGCAGGGGCCAAAACTGGCTCCGCCGCAACCTCAGGCGTAACTTCGGGCGTTGGCTCTTCAGCCACAGCCACAGTCTCAGGCTCACCATCAGAGGCGAGCTCAGCGACCTTAGAAATGATTCGCGCGCGCTCAGTGGCGCTTGCGCGAACAAGGACAGCCCCAAGGGCCTGCAGGGCTTCAATGGCCGGATCAACGGCCTCTTCAGCGGCAGGCTCGTCAGCGGCAGGCTCGTCAGCGGCAGGCTCAACGGCCGGCTCTTCGACAACTGGTTCCGCTACGGGCTCAGTATCAGACTTGGCAACAGCGGCCTCAGCCTCCACGCCATCGGCCTCTTCGGCCTGGTTCTCTTGTGCGGGCTTAACCTTATCCTTGTCATCGCTTTGCGTGACAGTGACGGTGACCCGCGTGGCCTTTTCACTTTCCACGATAGTTTCTCCTTCAGCGAGCAAGGAATTAGCGGAACTATCCACATCGCCCTTTTGCTCATATTCATCAACAACCCCCACAGCGTCAGTTGAGGCTGCTGGGCTCGATTCAATTCCTGAAGGAGTTTCCTCCAGGTCAAAGATGCTTTTAAGCGAGTCAATTTTTCGAAGGGTAGAGCATTTGTGGCCAACCAGCTTTTCGGTCTCTTCCCACTCATCGTCGGACCTAGCCCAAATGCGAATGAGTGCGGCTGGGTCCTCTGGCGTGGCCTCAATCTTAAAGTCGGAGTCAGGAACCCCAAGGGTTCCCTCGCGCATGACGTGCTCAATTCGACCACGCGCCGTTCCGCCGCTGGAGCCCCAAGACACAAAGTCTCCTTCAGAAAAATCTGTTGCGGCCTTCTCGTCAACCACAACTTCGCCAGCTTGCTCGGCAGCTTTTAGGCTCTTGAGGGCATTCTGAAGGTATGAGCGCTGATTTGCTGGGATGCCAACCACAGACGCTTCCATAAGCTTGACAGAATCAATAACGTATGTATCGTCGCCGGTATTGGCGTCCTTTTTCTTTGAAACACGGTCGACCCGGGCACCAATAGACAAGCCAAGCTTAACGCCGCGCTTAATAGCCTTAAAGGCGCGCATGGCCTCTGGGTTCTCGTCTTCTTTGCACACCAAGACGTCAATGTCAAGGTCATAAACTTCGGAGTTGGTCTCGGAGTCAAAGCGCTTTACGACGCGGGCGTCCTTTACGGAGCCAAAAAGGTCTTGCGGTACGTTGTAATTGTGGTTAAGGAAGATCGTCATGTTCTGCTTGGCCGTATCGGCCATAGTCTTAATAGCGTTGAGTGTCATCTCATCGCCATGCAGGTCACGGATTGTCGAAGATGTCGTCCCGGTAACATAAAGGTCGCCGTTTGACGCCTCGTATGCTTTCAGGGCATTCGTATAAACCTTAAAATCCACGTTTACCTCCCTAGGGTACCGAGCCATACTGATGGCGCGGAATCTTTGCGTCAATGAGATATTAATCTCTATGAACCGTAAATTGGGCCAAGACTACAACCCGAAGGCGATAGATTATTGTTACTTTTTACCAAAGTAAGCCTCATGCGGACAATACATGGATATTCTACAACAGTATTTCACACACCACCCATTATTCTGTTGATAGTATCTCCTTATGGAAATTGACCAACACATTGAACACCGGCCGCACGACGAGCAGCTTAACTGCGTGCTTTGCGGCGAAATACGAGAGCGCGGACGAGAGGTCCGCGAACTAGCCTCTGCCCTAATCCGACTTCACAAGACCATCACCCCGGTCCTGGAGACATACCAAAAGCTCAAGCGCTCCCATCCCCAATGTGCTTCTTGTGGCATTATGGCAGGGCCAGTTGGCCAGCATCACGAAAACGAACTGGTCCCAGAGCCAATGGTTCCACGGGCTAAGGGGCAAAAGCGATACAATGTTTGCCACTGGTGCTATGATGGGCTCGCAAAGTCGAGAAAGAGCGTTCCCCAGCAGCGAAAACACCAACTTGATATAGAGCAGTCCTTTAAAGAACAGGACAAACTTGACGGTATTGAAGAGGATGACATTTGACCCCACCAGAGGTTCACGATACTATCGACGTTGACTTCTCCGACGGCAGACAAGTTGCACCAGCCTGGTGGGGAAGGTATCTTGCCCCATATACGGTAGGATACCGAGGTGGTAGACGGGTCCTCTCTTGCACAAAAGCAGAGATGCAGGACATTATAAACCGGCGCATGACCGACGATATCTTTTGGTCAGCTGTCCGTCGTAGCAAAAATGGAAGGACATAATGGCAGAAAGACAGTCACTCTTTGGCCGCATCCTTGGCGGCGTTGGCATTAGCTTTGGTACATCCGACAAGGCTATGACCACAGTCCCGGAATACGATGATGCCCCCTATGCCCGTGGCGTTGCTGGCGTTACCCACCATGCAAAGCGCAGCACCCAGCAGCTCCGTCGCTGGTCCCGCACAAACCCTTGGATTCGAGCTGCCATCAACTTGCGCCGAACGCAGGTAAGCCGCGCCAAGTGGGACATTGTTGCTATCGACTCCGACAGTCCAGTAAATCCAAAAAAGGTTCAGGAGATTAAAAATCTCTTTCGCATGCCAAACTCAAAGATGGAATCGTTTCGCTCGCTTATGGAGCCAATCATTGAGGACATTCTTGTTCTTGACCAAGGCGCCATTGAGGTTGTCCCGACCAAGGGAGGGCGAATTGGTTCATTCAATCGTCCAATTGCCTCGCTTTACGGTAAGGACTCCTCAAAGATTGTCTTTGACTCTGCCTGGGATGGCTCAGACCCAGATCGACCGCGCTACTATGAGTTTGACCCTGAGGGACGCGAGGTTGCTCGCTACCTAAACCACGAGCTTATTGTTATTGTTGCAAACCCAGTGACCTACACCCCACTTGGCCTCTCGCCACTTGAGGTTTTGTCGGAAACCATTGAGTCAGACCTTGCTGCCGCCGCATATAACGCCAAGGCGGTTATGGCCGCTGCCCCTCCGGGCGTCCTTCACCTTGGGGAAGGCGTGCGCGCTGACCAGGTTGATGCGTTCCGAGCCTACTGGGATGCAGAGATCGCTGGCCGAAGCCAGATTGCCATTACCGGCGGCGGTAAGGGAATTCAGTGGATGCCACTTGCTTCTTCCAACCGCGACATGCAGTTCATGGAGTGGCAAGTCTATCTTGCCCGAAAGATCTGCGCCGTCTTTGGCGTTCAACCACAAGACATTGGCATTGGCTTTGACGTTAATCGCAGCAGCTCAGAGACGGGCGCAGCATTTACTCAGGACGTCGGCATTGCGCCGCTTCTTGACCTTATTGCCGAGTACCTGACCCGAGAAATTGTGTGGCGCTACGATCAGAACCTTCGCTTTGCCTACACCGACATGGGGCGACAGAGCCAGGGCGAAATGTCCGCATACTACAAGACAGCGCTTGCCGGACTTCCGTGGCTTCGCCTCAATGACGCACTTCGTGAGCGCGGCCAAGACGGCGTTGGCGAGCAGGGTGAACAAATCTGGATTCCAACCCCGCAGGGCTATATGCCAATGGATCTTTACATGAAGTACCTAAACAACCTTGTCTCCGGAGGACAGCCTGCTCCGGACGGAGGCACTCCTCCGAGCGCCAACCAGCCGCAAGGCGTGCCAACCCCGCCTCAGGGCTCGGACGTGACCCCAGACAACACGCCTCCAAATGCTCCGCAGTCGCAGACGGCAAAGGCAGATGGTGGCCCAATTATCGTGTGTGACATTGACGGAACCTTGACAACTAGCGACGGAAACGACGAGCCAAATGAGGCCGTTGTGGCGTATTTGCAGGAAAAGTCTGATACGCATCGCATCTTCATCCTTAGCGCCCGCTCAGTAAAGCGTCTTGACGAGACCCAGGAGTGGCTGGAAGAAAACGATGTGCCAAACGATGCGTTGTATCTCTCAGACTTCCCAGCTGGAGCTGGCCTTCAGTTTAAGAAGTACAAGATTTCTAAGATCCTTGAAGAGAGTGGCAACGTCACGGAGGCTATCGAAAACGATGCTGACGTTCGCAGCGCCTATAAGGCTGCTGGCGTTCAGAACGTACACGCCCCAGAAGAGGTCTCAAGCAAGTACGCAGCTGCCGACTATTCAGGAATCAGCCTCAACGTTCCTTCGGCAGTGCAGGCAGAGGCCAAGCGTGGCTTGAAGTGGCGAGAAGAGTTCGGTCGTGGCGGGATTGGCCCAGGCCAGACTACTGCTCGCATGCTTATTGGAAATAAGATGACGATTGCTCGCGTCCGGAAGATGCGTGCGTTCTTGGCCCGACACGAGGTAGATAAGCAGGGCGAAGGGTTCAACCCTGGTCAGACTGGCTATCCATCTGCCGGCAGGATTGCATGGGCCCTCTGGGGCGGAGACGCCGGCCAGTCATGGTCCAACAAGATCATGCGGCAGGTTGAATCCCGCGAAAAGCGATAATGGCTGAGAAGCTATACCATCAGCAGCCGTGCTTTTGCATCCCTTGTCGTGTAATTCGCAATCAGCCAAAGTCGAAGCAGCCTGTGTCTGATACTATTGCTGATGATGAGACCCCTAACAAAAAGCCAAAGGGAAAGCGCGGCAAGAAAGCTTAGCCACTTCTCCACGTTTAGTGGGGTTGGCGGCATTGACCTAGGGCTTGAGTCCGCCGGTTGGCACACTGTTGCCTTCTGTGAAAATGCACCGTACCAATCGGCTATTCTTGCGCGTCAATGGCCGAACATCCCAAATTTCGGAGATATCACAACTATTAGCACGGATAAAACCGGCGAGCCATGGCAATCTGCTACGCTTTGGTCGGCAGGGTTTCCTTGCCAAGATTTGAGTAGCGCAGGAAAGCGAAAGGGGTTTAGCGGTGAGCGATCAGTCCTTGCCTTCAGCTTCCTCAACCTTGTCGAAGCGTTCTCGCCAGAATGGGTCCTCCTTGAAAACGTCCCCGGACTCCTCACCTCAAACGGCGGAAGAGACATGGGCCGGCTCGTCCAGGAAATGGATGAGCTCGGGTATGGCGTGGCGTGGCGAACTGTGGATGCATCGAGCTTCGGAAGCTGTCAACTGCATGGGGGAAGGCGCCCAGTGCCCCAGCCGCGCCGTCGAGTTTTCCTTCTTGGACATCGTGGAACCAGTCGTGCCGGCGAGGTTCTTCTTGACACGCGAGGAAGCAACGAATTACCTTGGGCGTTCGGTCACAACGTCAGCCAGTGGCACGAAAATAGGTTTTACGCCGGACCTCCACCAGATGATTCTGGACACTATCGACCAGCAGCGCTTGACTTTGCGAAGATTGACTACAGTAGAGATGGAGCGCCTGATGGGGTGGCCGGACGGGCACACGCTAGTCCCAGGGTTCCGACGTCTGCACGCCAAGACCACCAGCTCGTAACAACACCCAACTCAGAGGACGGGCCTAT